AAGGCGTGTACCTGTTCCGGGTATGCGTCTATTTTTATATATGCACGTATATGGTCAATCCAAGCTAGAATTAACTGTATTTAATAGATCATCCTTTATATTCCCCTTATATATTCTATATATATTTCCCCTGTTCCTTTTGTCTTTCCTTGCGTTGCTTCGTTCCTTTTGCGGGCGTTTGGTACGGGAATGGGCATACAGCAAGCGTTACGGGGCGAAAGGGGCAACCCCCGCGCCCACGTTCCCACGCAAAAATTAGGCACGTGTCTATGTAAAACTTCCTAGAGACTTTGCATAGACATTTCTTGTCATTTTCATAACAAACATCAAGCGGGGTATCAAAAATCACGGGGTTATATCAAAGAAGTATTGATATCTGTTAATATGATGATAAGATATATCAAGAATATCATTAAACTATTCGTGAAATTATAGTTTCGCGAATAAATACAACCCGTTTATGCCCCTTTTCGCCTGTCATACGATCATAAGGGATTAATATATATCAATGGTCTTTCGTGGGCGTACATATAGTCATGGAGTAGCGGCGGCATGGTCTTTTAATCATCCTCTAAGAGTGCTTAAACGCCCCTAGTATTGTGTGACAGTACCCCCTAGGGGGATATATGGGAAAGTGACGCACGGGGCGGTTTGCCCCCGCGAGTACCTTCAAGAACAAAAATCCCCCCTTTGAGCAACCAAATAGAAACAGCAAGATAGGCTGTATAGACAATATATAAGAGGGATATAAGATACGTTATCAGACACACAATTTAATTTGGACACGTGCCTAAAAAATCGGCAAAAAATAAAAAAGCGATATTTTACAGGCTAGAGTACCTATGATATAGTGGAAATGAAAGGAAGTGATCTAATGGTCTTAGGGTATGGAAGACACGAAAGCGAGATAAAGGCGTACTGTATAGAAAGTGGAATAAAGATGGAGTTTTACGAGCCTGTAGAGAGGGAGAGAGATTTATTGCGGTTAGTAGTACGTTGTAGGAAATCAGAAGACATAAGTGGGGTAATAATATGGGATAGTGACGATTTTGGGGATAATGAGATAGAATACTACTATTGGTTGCAGGAGTTTGTAAGGTGGAAGATAAACGTAATAGTAGTAAATGAGCTGTACGATTTAGAGACAGTAGGGATAATGAAGTCAATAGCTACGTATGCGCAAGGGATGGCACAGATGAAAGGCACGATCATGGGGCAGATAAAAGCGGAAATGACGGGCATAAAGAACGGAGCTATACCTTATGGGTATCAGAGGATAGGAGATACGCTAAAGATTATCCCAAGAGAAGCAGAAGCGATACGATTAGCGTTCAAGATGCACGAAGCGGGTGACGGATGGGCGAAGATAAGAGACACGCTGAACAGGAGAGGTTATACATCAAAGAAAGGGGCAGAGATAGGGGATAGTACGATAAGGGCGTGGTTTAGGAACGAAAGATTTTACCGGGGCGAGTTTAAATTACGTGGTGAATGGGTAGCGGGGAAACATGAACCGATATTGAGGTAGGAATGATAAGCTGATGGAATGGGCTTAGTCTTAAAAGGACTAGGCTCATTTTTTTATGGTGAGGATATGGAAGAAATAAGGAAAGCACTAGAAGTATTCAAGAATGAAGAAAAGTATAGTGAATGGCTTGATTGCTTGGCACACTTAAAGGATGGCGGGGAAGATATCAAGCAAGGGCTAAATGAGTTCAGAAACGCGCTTTTAAGGGGCAATTACGGGGATAAAAACGAACTTATGAAGCGTAGCTATAGAATTATGGCTAGAGACGATTTTGATTCGTTTATGCTGTATATAGAGTGGGATAGAAAGACCACAGAGAAGTTTTGGTTGCCGAGAAGAAAAAAGCTGATGCACATAGCAAGGGCATTACAGAGGTTAGAGGATGATGAGCTAGACGAACTATTTTTGTCACAGCCGCCCCGTACAGGTAAATCAACGCTGATATTGTTCTTTTTGTTGTGGTGTATGCTTCGGAACAGCGAGAGATCAAACCTGTATACATCATATTCGGATGGTGTATGTACTGTCTTTTATAACGGCTTATTAGAGATATTAAGTGACCCCTATACGTACTTGTGGAAAGACGTGTTCCCCGATAGTAAGGTAGCAGGTACAAACGCTAAAGAGTTGTTGTTAAACTTGGATAGACCGAAAAGATACGCCACATTTACAGGTAGGTCGCTGTATGGTGCGTTAAATGGTGGCTGTGATGCTTCGGGGTATATTGTAGCGGATGATTTGCATAGTGGTATTGAAGAAGCTATGAACCCGGAGAGACTAAACGCGGCATGGTTTAAGGTGGAAAACAACCTGCTTACACGTAATGCCAATGGTACAGCTAAGTTATTGTGGATAGGTACAAGATGGTCTTTAAGGGATGCAATCGCGCGGCGCGAGGACATTGTAAGGAATGAAGCCACATATAAGGGTAGGCGATTTGAAGTTATAAACGTGCCCGCCCTTGATGAAAACGATCAATCAAACTTTGAGTATGACTACGGGAAAGGCTTTACAAGCGAGTATTATATACAGCGTAGAGCGAGCTTTGAACGTAATAACGATATGGCTAGTTGGCTTGCACAGTACCAAGGCGAACCCATTGAGCGTGAGGGAACTGTCTTTAATTCGGATGAATTAAGGTTTTATAACGGCGTATTGCCGGATGGTGACCCCGACAGGGTATTTATGGCTATTGACCCCGCTTGGGGTGGTGGTGACTATGTAGCCGCGCCCGTATGCGTACAATTTGGTGATGATATATACATACCGGGGGTTGTGTATAACAAAGGCGAAAAGATGGTCACACAGCCGTTAATTAAGCAATTGGTAGTCAAGTACAACGTAGCGGCTTTGTATGTAGAGGGCACAAGGGTGACAAGGACATATGCTGATGAACTAGATAAGATGCTTAGGGATAACGGCATAAGAGTAAATATGCAGACTAGCGTTAAACATTTTACAGGAACAGGCAAAATGCAACGTATACTTGATAAGGCGGGCGAGATAAGGGAAAGAATGATATTTCTTGAAGAAGCTAAAAGAAACGCCGAGTATAAACAGTTTATGCAGAATGTATTAAGACTAGCTATCGTGAGTAGCAAGAAGCAACATGATGATGCCCCGGATAGTTTGGCTATGGCAATAAGTTTTAGTCACGGGGTTGGGAGTAGTGTGCAAATTGCCAAAAGAGTGTTCTAATTTACAGAAAACGCTATTGACAAATCGAAAAAAAATACATACGTTAAGCATGGAGGGCTAGAAATGGATAGTTTACAGTTACACGGCAGACGAAAAATATATACTATGGCAAATGAGATAACCGCAGAAAACGTTATCTCTGAACTTCTTATGTCTTTAACTATCCATGAGATCAATGTAGCCGAAGAAGAATACCTGTATTGGTATCGTAGAGGAATACAGCCTATCTTAAATCGTAAGAAAGAGATTAGAAGCGAGATTTGCAACAAAGTGTTAGTAAATAACGCTAATATGATAGTTACGTTTAAGAACGGGTATTTTCTCACAAAGCCCGCCACATACGTATCACGTAAAGAGGACGAAGACACAACAGATGCGGTAAAGAAACTGAACGAGTACCTATACACTAGCGGCAAGCATAGAGTGGATAATAAGGTGGTTGATTGGTTTCATACTTTGGGTGTAGGTGTGTTATTTGTTACCCCAAGTAAAGAAGAAGAAAAGCCTGTCAGCGTCTATGACCTAGACCCAAGAAGCGCATACGTTGTGTATTCTTTAAATCCGGGTAACGAACCTGTATACGGCGTAAACGTAGTAACCTACGATAAGAACGTGTATATAGACGTTATCACAAGAGAAAAGGTGTTTAGGATTGTAGGCTCAAACCTTGAAATAGCCCCTACAATATTCCCGCCTATCCACACTCTCCCCCTTTCGCTTGCGAATATAGAGGATAATATCATAGGCGAGATAAACATAATCGAGTATGAATATAACTCTAATAGAATGGGTGCTTTTGAGGGTGCATTATCCATCATGGACGCAATCAACAACACCGAGAGTAACAGGCAAGATGGAATAGATCAGATAATACAAAG